GTTGAACTCCCTCGGGCTCCCGCCGGAATATCGCTATCAAGCGGCGATAGGCACGGTGTGGGGCGTAGCCATGCATGTTGTGACGTGCGCACTTCCGATCAAGTGGGCCTTTTTGGCTCATATGGTCTGGAATGTGGGCATGTATGCCAGCGTCCCGCGCGGCACGTTTCCCATAGGCGCGTCGGCTGCGGTCGGCATGCTAGTGGCAGCGGCACGCGGGAAGAGCCGGCTAGCGTACGGGGGTGGGGAATGGGCTCAACATGTAGCCACACACTACACGGATCCTTGGAACGCAAAGCGTGAGCGCCCCACACCGTTCCAAGGCGTCTTTCCTTTCGCCTGCAAGGAGGCGATAGTTCCGAAAGACACAACACCGCAATTCGATCCTAAGCCGCTGGACGTCACCAATGTAACCGTGTACGGCCAGTTGCTTTTAGATGATGAAGAGAAAGCGCGCACCGCGGTCTTCTTTCTCGTTCCCACTTCTGCTGTTGGGCGGTCTCCGGCCCGCTCGACGGCGAATTTGTTGGGCATGATCAAGGCTAGGATTCAAGTAGCCCCGCCTATGGACCCTGAGGATCAGTTCAAGGCGTGGATCACGGTGTCGGTGAATTTGGGGGAGAGATATTTCTCTCCGATAGTCTGGGAAAACCACACGGAAGAGTGGCTGGCGCACTTTGCGGGCGCCAAATACATCCGCGCGGTAGGAGCCCTCAATCATCTGGCAACCATGGGGTTGTATCTGGCGGACAAGGAAGTCCGCAGTGTCTCCCTCATGCTCAAAACCGATGAACTGTTGTTTCAACGCGATGGCGCACTGCGCGATTGCTTGAAACCCCGCGCGCTAAGTAACCTGTCTCCCATTCTGCAGGCGCGCGCAGGTCCTGAGATCTTGGAGGCGACTCGTCGTCTCCATGCAATTTGGGATTGGGACATGACCACACCCGCAAGGCGTGCGGTCTCACCATACGGCCCCGAGGGCCGTGTTTCCTGGGCTATATACATTGTTTTTGGGTCGGACGCCACCGACAAATTGCTGACAGAATGGTGGGAGCGGGTCACACTGCTCCCGCCGTGCACGGTAGTCATTTTGGTGGCGGGCGACGATGTCTTGGTGGTAGTCATCAACCCGAGCGGGTCAATTGACATCACCGAAGCAGATTTTACGATGTTTGACCAGAGTCAGTCGACGGGCCCACTACGACATGAGGCCCGTGCCCTGACATATCTGGGAGTTACCCCTGAGGTCACGCGACTGCTGTTGGCGAGCGCTGCTGCGCCGTACATAGCCAAAGACCGCGATGGGTACTCCCTCCGAATCCTCCATGCTGAACGCCCTATGCGCGTCACAGGAGGCCCCAACACGACGATTGGGAATTCGATAGTCGCTGCCGACGCGTGGGCTGAAGCCATGGCGGTGATCGTCAATCAAACAACCCCGCCATTTGATACGGCGTCGATGACCAAGCAACTCGGTCAGCTTGGTTTCCGGATCAAGATCAAGGCGGTTCCCAATATCAACCATGCCACATTCCTCAAAGGGATGTGGTATCCGGTTGGGCCTAGGGATATGTGGGGCCCTCTACCCTCGAGGATACTCAAGGTGGGGAAGAGCCTAACGGATCCCAGGGCCATATACCGCACCCGTGATCTGAACGCGGCTGGGCGCCTTTTCCTTGCGGATATGGCGCACTGCTACGGACAGTTCGTGCAGGTGCCCCTGTTGGCAGAGTTCGTCGCGGCACTTGGCGCCGCGTGCGGCCAGCCGACGGGTCGGCGTATAGAACAGGACGCACCCTGGAAAGTGCGTGCAGCCTACGGCAGGTCACCCGGGAAGGTGACCGACGAGTCGTTTGTTCTGTTGCGGTATGGTTTTTCCGAGGGAGATCTCGAGGAGATGAAGGAGATCGTCGCACGGGCGACGCCCTTCAGTTTCCTGAGCCATCCGGGCTTTGAGACGTTGGCCCGGGTGGATTATGGTTGAACGTCTCTGCGCGCCTGGGTGCCGGCGCCGTATAAATAGACACCAAATAGGAGGGGGCCTCATAAATTCCTTTTGATGGACATAGATACAGTCCAACAATTACTGGAACAATTTGAGATCATTAAACAGCATAACGAGCGTTTAGAACAGGAACTTGATGAGTACCGAAATCGTGGTGAAGAAAAAGCGCAGGCCGCGGAAAAAGCGCCCGAGTGCCCCGCCAGTCCTCGACAAGCAGGGCCGCGTGCGCAAGAAAATCCCGCTGACAATCTGGACGTCCCCGGACGGCCGCCAACAGGTGGCAGGCTCGGGGGCGTACAGGTCCGTGTTACGATCCCCGGGCGTCCGGGGACGCGGCGCATACTTCGCTCCTGATTACTTCGAGAGACTGGGCAGCCACTTTTTCGGAGGCAGCGGCAAGGTCGTGGGGGAAGGGGTTCAATCTTTGCTTAAGGCCTTTGGGCTTGGAAAGTACAAGATCGAGTCCAATTCCCTGCTTGAGCCTGGCCGCTTGGACATGGGCGACGAAGTGCCCCACATCGCGAATGATGGGTC